AAATAAGTATGCTGAGTTTACCTCTACTGGTAGCGAGTGCATGGTTAAGTTTATTGCTGGTGTGAGAAGTAAGGATAGCGAACTCCGAACCGCTTTTACAACGACGCTGAGTGGTTCCATAACCGCCATCAAAGATTATTATAGCCAGTTCAAATCTGCCGGCTCGTACCTGGTCGATGGTTTCTGCGATGGTATCAGTGAAAATACCTGGAAAGCAGAGGCAAAAGCAAGAGCTATGGCAGCCTCAGCCGCTGAAGCGGCAGAAGATGAATTGGACGAGCATTCTCCTTCTAAACGTTTTTATGGAATCGGTAACTTTGCGGGAGTCGGCTTCATAAACGCGTTGATTGACAATGTCTCCAAGGCTGGAAAAGCCGGACGTGAAATTGCCAGATCTTCTATCGACGGACTAAATGACGTTATTTCCAGAATTGCAGATTATGTGGACGCTGATATGGATGTCCAGCCTACTATTCGGCCGGTTCTTGATCTGTCCGCTGTGGAAGCAGGGACTGGAAGGCTGAATACTCTGTTTAGCAGAAATCAGGCATTGTCCGTCAGCACTGGGATGAATGACCGGGTTTCCGAGATGGAAGTTCAAAATGGAGAAAGTTCTCCTACTGGAAATACCTATCAATTCACGCAAAACAATTATTCGCCTAAGGCTCTGTCGAGAATTGATATTTATCGGCAGACAAAGAATCAATTTTCGGCGATGAAAGGGCTGGTGGGTAATACATGATTAGAGCAGTAACTGTAACTAACTACTTGGGCGAATCAAAGAGATTTGAATTAGCGTTCCCGGAGGAATCCGGGTTCGCTGTTCAATCTATCAGTGGATTGGGACCGAGCAAAGCAGATATTAACACGACAGAAATCTCTACAAATGACGGATCGCTGTATAACTCAGCGAGAGTAAATTCCAGAAATATCGTTATGTCCTTGAAATTGATGTTTAATCCGCAGATTGAAGACACGAGACATGATTCCTACAAATACTTTCCGATAAAGAAGAGAGTAACACTTCTCATCGAGACGGACAATCGCATTTGTGAGACGTATGGATATGTGGAATCGAATGAACCGGATATTTTCAGCAGTGATGAGACAACACAGATTTCTATCGTGTGCCCTGATCCCTATTTTTATTCCGCTGGTCCGGATGGAACTAATACAACAATCTTCTATGGGGTAGAGCCTCTGTTTGAGTTTGCTTTTTCCAATGAATCCTTGACCGAATCCCTAATCGAATTTGGCGAGATCAAGAATGAAACCGAGCAGACGGTGTATTACTCTGGCGATGCTGAGATCGGCGTTGTAATTACCATCCATGCTATCGGAAATGTGAGAAATATCACGATTTACAATACCGGGACGAGAGAGGTAATGCGTATTGATACAGATAAATTGGAGCAGCTAACCGGTTCTGGGATGGTTGCTGGTGATGAAATCATTATCTCCACTATCAAAGGGGATAAATCAATTACGCTTCTTCGAAACGGTATCTATACCAATATTTTAAACTGCTTGGATAAAGATTCCGACTGGTTTCAGCTATCCAAAGGCGATAATATTTTCGCTTATGTGGTGGAAGAAGGAACGACCAACGTGCAGTTTAAGATTGAAAACAGAACAGCGTTTGAGGGGGTATAGTTATGGAATTGATTGTTCTGGATACTTCTCTGAAAATGCTTTCTGTGCTTGATACCTTTGAGTCTCTGATATGGACGGAGCGGTATTCCGCCTATGGAGATTTTGAGGTATATACAAGTATCAACGATTCTGTTCTTGAAATCCTGAAAGATGACTATTATCTATGGTTGAAAGAATCTGATCAGACCATGATTGTCGAGGATAGAAAGATTGAGTCCGATGCTGAAAACGGAAACCACTTCACGGTCACGGGAAGATCGTTAGAATCCATTCTGGAACGCCGTATTATTTGGAAACAAACGATTCTGAGCGGAAACTTTCAAAATGGAATCAAAAAGTTGCTGGATGAGAACATCATCAATCCTTCTGACGCTTCCCGAAAGGTGGAAGGACTGATATTTGAGGCATCCACAGACCCAGCGATTACCGGACTGACGGTAGATGCACAGTTTACCGGAGACAATCTGTATGACACCATTAAAAAACTGTGCGATTCCAAAAATGTCGGTTTCCGAATCAAGCTGTCCGATGATAACAAGTTTGTCTTTAAACTCTATGCTGGCGCAGACCGTTCTTACGACCAGTTTACAAATCCATATGTCATCTTTTCTCCCAAATTTGAGAATGTAATCAATACCAATTATCTGGAATCAAAGAAGACTTTGAAAACCGTTACTTTGGTTGCTGGAGAGGGAGAAGGAGCCGATCGGAGGACCACAACTGTAGCTTGTGCGTCTGGTGCTGGAACAGGTTTGAATCGAAGGGAGCTTTACACGGATGCTAGGGATGTTTCTTCGACCGTGGATAATGAAACCTTGACGGACGCTGAGTATAACGCACAGCTTTCTCAAAGAGGTTTGGAGAATCTGGCCGAAAATATCGCAACCAAATCCTTCGAGGGTAAGGTTGAAACAACGAGAATGTATCGATATGGGGAGGACTTCTTCCTGGGAGATATGGTACAGATTGTAAATGAATATGGCATTGAAGGAAAAGCCCGTGTCACAGAATTCATTCGTTCCCAGAGCAAAGAAGGACTCGATTCGTATCCGACATTCGTTACCGTAGAATAGCAGGAAAGGGGTGAAGAAAAATGAGTGTCACTTATGGGTTCTATAACTCAAAGAACAAAGACCGGCGATACGACGCCATTCAAATGTCCAGTATTTTTGACGGGATCATTCGTGACGGCATTTTGCAGCATGTCGGGACTGCTATGATGGTGAATGCATCTACTGGCATGATGGTGAATGTCGGAATCGGACGGGCGTGGTTCAATCATACCTGGACACTAAATGACGCCTTACTTCCATTGACTGTACCGCAGTCGGAAGTGATTCTGAATCGAATTGATGCGGTTGTTTTGGAAGTGGATTCTAGAGAATCGGTTCGCGCAAATGCAATCAAAATCATCAAAGGCACGCCGGCCACCAATCCGGTGAAACCAACGATGATTAGTACAAATGACCGTTGGCAATATCCATTAGCGTATATTCGGGTGAATTCCGGGGTTACTTCCATTCGCCAGGCAGACATTACAAATGCAGTTGGTACATCGGAGTGTCCGTTCGTGACGGCTCCATTGGAGATGATGTCCATCGATGCCTTGGTTGCGCAGTGGAAAGACCAGTGGGATGCCTTCTATGAAAAAGAGACATCCGATATGGAAGCCACAAATGCCTTCTGGAAAGAGCAGTGGACAACATGGTTTAACGCCCAGACGGAAGAAATCCAGCAATCTTATCTGGAATGGGAAAAACAGTGGGATGACTGGTATGCCGCTCAGACGGCGGATATGCAGGAGACAAACGTCTATTGGAAACAGTTGTGGGCGTCCTGGTTTAACGAGTATACAAATGACAATACATCCGAAATGGCTGCGTGGAGAGAAAATGCTCAGGCATTGTTTGATGAGTGGTTCCAGCAGTTGAAGGATACTCTTTCGGAAGATGTGGAAGCGAACCTTGCAAACCAGATATTGGAGTTGCAGGAAAGGACGAAGGTTCTGGAAGAAATTGTAGATGGAATTCGGACGGAATTTACCGTGTACAACAAGCTTTATGACAATGGATACGAGAATTACGACAATCTTCTCGATTCATCCGAAGGAACTATTATCGACAGTAACGTGGACCCGATTGTGGCTCGTGCATATTCCAGCTCCTTGATTCTGGATAGCAATGGACAGCCTATCGATGGCCGCGTTATTTTTTGTATTAAGTAAAAGGAGGACATGTCAAAAATGAAAATTACGGATTACGAGAAAGTCCAAACGTTGGATTCGAGCAATATTGTATTGATCGATGGCAACAATGGGACAAAAACCATCCTTGTAAGCGATCTCGCAAAGGCTTTGGTTAAGCTTCTCAGTTCTCAGGACTTTATTTCCGGAGTCAATTTGTCGGAGCTTACTCAGATCAACACTTTGACGGCAGATGACAAACTGCTGATCGGAACGGCTGAGGGCAACAAAGCCATTGGTGCAGGCGATTCACTCTTTGCGATTCTGGACGCTTTCATTCCGAAGGAACAGCGTCGGATGATTTACAGAGGGAAGAATCTTGGTGCTGTTGTTACAGAAGAGCAGAAAGCAAATATTAAGAATGGGACTTTTAAAGGTTTCTTCCTTGGTGATTACTGGACCATTGGCAGTTATACTTGGAGAATCGTGGACTTCGATTACTGGTATAACTGTAGCGATACGGCATTCACTACCCCTCATCTGGTTATCATGCCGGACAAGCCGCTTTATAATGCACAGATGAAAGAGACAAACATCACAACCGGCGGGTACGTTGGTTCTAAAATGTACACTGAAAATCTGGCACAGGCAAAGACGTTGGCAGCAAGCGCGTTTGGAAGCTTAATTCTTACTCACCGCGAATATCTGACAAATGCAGTCTCAAATGGTTATCCTTCTGCGGGAGCATGGTTTGATTCTACTTTGGAACTTCCGAATGAGATTATGATGTACGGAAGCTTAGTGTTTACACCGGCAGGAGATGGGACAACGATTGTAAATCGTTATACGACTGGAAAGACACAGCTTGCTTTGTTTACAGTAGTCCCGAAACTGATTTCGAACAGACAGACTTTCTGGCTCAGAGATGTCGTTTCTTCGGCTTATTTCGCATTTGTGTCTGGCGATGGCGTTGCGTCCTGCGGCACCGCTTCGTCCTCTGTTGGAGTTCGTCCGGTCTTCGCTATTGGTTAGTCTGAATCCAGGGGCCTTGTGCCCCGTGAAAAAACCGTACACAGGTGACAACTATTTGTGTTATAAAGAGAAAAAATCTAAAGAAAGGCGAGAATCAAAATGGGTGATAAGATTTATAAAATTACTCTGACCGATGGTACAGTCATTAACGATTTGAAGTTGAATGGAAATAATTTTATTTCTTCAACTGAAATTGAAGAGTCGGTCTTTGACAGCAATCTTCTGACTGTAACGATTAACGACGGCGAGAAGGATGAAATCCATACTAATATGGAACTGGTTCAGATTTCCAAAGTAGGTTCGTCATACTGGTTTGTACTTCGGGATATTCCCGAAACTGAGCTGGCATTTATCAAGATGCAGTCGGATATCGAATATGTTGCCATGATGTCCGAAATTGAACTGTAAGGGAGGATCATAGAAATGGCAGAACATAGCAAAAATTACGATAAAGTAAAGCGGTACTACAATATGGGTATGTGGAACGAAACCCGTGTTCGTAACGCGGTAAAAATGAATTGGATTACAGAAGAGGAATTCAAAGAAATCACAGATAAGGAATATGCATGAGTGTCCTTGTAAGTGATCGAACTGAATCCAAATTCGAGGCAATTACATATTCAATCGAATTACACGATATGTTAATTGACCTTATGCAGCGTAGTTTCGGAGTAAAAGATCTGGATCAGCTTGTCCGTGTAAGATATGCTCACGGAAAGGATGCAACAGAGGACTTTTCAAAATATAGATATTTGATGCTGAACTATAAAAATCGTATTGATCAGTTGGCCTCCATGCTAACCAGCAATGTCCGAGCGGCAAATTCTATTTATCCGACTACGCTGCGTGAATATGAGAAAAGAAGAGATTATCAGAATACAGCCATAGTAAACTGCGAGCAACTCTTGAAAGAGCTGCAACGAATCGTTGAGATATTCGAAGTGGACGTTAATCTCTACAGTCGCTATGTTAAAGCTATCGACCGAGAAATCGGATTGATAAAGAAGTGGCGTCAACGAGATAACCGAATCAAGTCACAGTTAAGAGGGTAATGTCTAATTATGCGTCGTTTCTTCGGCTAATTTCGCTAATGTGAACAACAATGGCAATACGAACTACAACAACGCTTCGAACTCTAATGGAGTTCGTCCGGATTCTCTGCCTAACCAACAGAGAAGGAGACATTGTCCTTTCCGAATGGATAAATAGCAAAGCCGGACGCAATTTACTACGGTAAGTATTGCTATCACGGTGAATGATTTATGGACTATGAGGAGATTATCTGTGACGCCAACAACTTGTATAGGGCTTACAAGGTTTCTGTCAAAACCAGCAAATGGAAGGAGACTACCCAGAAATTCATGATGAATTTTCTTCGGTACATCTTCTCCATTCAAGATGACCTGACGAATCGGACCCTTCAAAATGGACCTACGCAGGAATTCACGCTGTTTGAGAGAGGCCGAGTAAGACCTATTACAAGTATTCAAATTCGGGATCGCATTATTCGGCATGTCTTATGCGATGAAGTTTTGCTTCCAGAAGTGAAGAAGCATATTATCTACGACAATTGCGCCTCGATTAAAGGAAGAGGTATCTCCCACCAACGGGACAGGTTCGAAGTTCATCTCCGTAAATACTATCGGTTGTATGGAAATGAAGGGTGGATATTGTTCGGTGACTTTTCCAAGTTTTACGACAATATTATTCATGAGATTGCTAAACGGGAACTCTTAAAGCTGTTTAATGACGATGAATTTATTGACTGGCTGTTGACACAGATTTTTGATGGATTCAAAATCGATGTTTCTTATATGACGGATGAAGAATACGCCAGATGTATGTTCGATACTTTCAACAAGCTGGAGTATAGGAAAATTCCGGAATCCACACTGACAGGCGAAAAGTGGATGGAGAAGTCGGTAAACATTGGCGACCAGCTATCTCAGGTAATTGGGATTTATTATCCGTACCGGATTGACAATTACGTCAAGTATGTACGGAGTCAGAAGTTCTATGGAAGATACATGGATGACTGGTACATCATGAATCCGAGTAAAGAGGAATTGTTGGATTTGCTCGATAATATTCATCGGATTGCAGAAGGGTATGGAATCCATATCAATAAGAAGAAAACTCGTATTGTGAAGATTTCCAGCACTTATAAATTTCTGCAAATCAAATATAGCTTAACGGATTCCGGAAAGATAATCAAACGAATCAATTCAAAGCGGGTTACTACGATGCGAAGAAAGCTCAAGAAGCTCACTGTCAAGGTGAAGAATGAGGAGATTTCGTATGAAAATGTAGAGAACATGTTTCGAGGCTGGATGGGAGGCTTCTATAAGCTTTTATCCAGGGAGCAAAGGAAAAACTTAATAGGTCTCTATGAAGATTTGTTTGAAAAATCGATTACGATTGTCAACAAAAAAGATCGTTGTAACCGACAAAATCAAATAAATATTGGAGGATGCTAAAATGGAGCCATGGTTTCAAATGGTAGCAACAATTGTTTGCGCCGTCATAGCTTCTTCTGGGTTTTGGGCGTATATCCAGAAACGAGGCGAAAAGAAAGATGTAAAAACTCAAATGCTCATCGGATTAGCGCATGACCGGATTGTGTATCTTGGAATGTGTTATATCGAACAAGGATGGATCACTCAAGACGAGTATGAAAACCTCAATGATTACCTTTATAAACCTTATGAAAAAATGGGTGGGAATGGTTCGGCACAGAAAATCATGCTGGAAGTCAATAAACTTCCCATCCACAAATCGACATATGTTGAAGAAAATTAGTAGGAGGAAAAATCATGATGGAACAGATTATGAATTATGTGCAGCCGGAACTGATCGTCGTGGCGATTGTCCTGTACTTCTGTGGTATGGGTCTGAAACAGACGCAGACAATTAAGGACAAGTATATTCCGCTGATTCTCGGTGCTTCTGGCATCGTCCTTTGTGGGATTTGGGTTCTGGCAACGTGTCCACTGGGGAACGGTCAGGAGATTGCAATGGCTATATTTACGGCAATCGTTCAGGGAATTTTAATGGCGGGCCTCAGTACCTATGTGAATCAAATTATTAAACAGGCAAATAAAGACGAGTAACTGGAGCGGGCAACCGTTCTTTTTTTTATGTCTCAAAAAGAGAGGATGAGAGAATATGGCTATTAACAAAGTAATCTACGGTGGAGAGACATTGATCGATTTGACCGGCGATACCGTAACTGCTGATAAGATTCTTTCCGGCTTTACCGCCCATGACAAGGGGGGGGGAGTCAATCACAGGTACTTGTGAATACGATGTAGATTCTTCCGATGCGACGGCTGCTGTTGCTGAAATCCTTCAGGGAAAGACCGCGTACGTACGAGGTCAGAAACTGACGGGAACCATGAAGAATAACGGAGCGGTGACTGGAACGATTTCTGCTAAGGATGAAGAGTACACCATTCCGCAGGGACACCATGACGGTTCTGGTAAAGTTGGTATTGCGGCATCAGAAAAAGAGAAACTTATTCCAGACAACATTCGGGAAGGTATTACCTTGCTGGGTGTAGAAGGCACCATGTCTGGTACAGAAGATGCCAAACCCCAGGCAAAGACGGTAACACCTTCGACGAAATCGCAAACAATCCTTCCGGATTCTGATGACGGATACAATTATTTGTCTCAGGTTACGGTTAAAGCAATCCCATACAATGAGAGTGAAAATCCCGCTGGAGGTACTACGGTAACTATCGGGTAGGAGGGAGGCTTAAATGGCTACAAGTAAAGTCGTTTACAGCGGCAGAACCCTCATAGACCTGACTGGGGATACCGTAACTGAAGAATCTCTATTACGTGGTTATACTGCTCATAAAGCGGACGGAACGTTGATAACGGGAACGGCCTTTGATGGTTATCCGAATGAGTTTACATTCTTGGATGTTCTGGAAGACTCGAACGGACATGCAATACAGGATTCTTCAGAGGATGTTCTTTATGGGCGGACTGTATATCGCAAAGCAAGAAATAATGTGATATTTGATTCGTACGGAGACATCATAGAAGATAGTTCTATCGTATAAACGGATCATGAGTTAGATGTAAATCAGAGTGGAAAAAGGTGTAGAAATGTCGTTTACTTCTTGAGCATTCCTACACCTTTGCTATTCAGCCATTGAAAATACTGGGTTTTTTGTTTCTACAATAGAAACTTACTAGACAAGAGATTTGTCAAAAATCCAGTAAAATCAATACTTTTAGAAGTGGTTAGGAGTGGGTAAAAGCAGGGAAATGTAGGTAACTCGTACATTATTCCTGCACCATTCCTATATCTATATTCCTACACTTTGTTAAACGTCCGAACCCTTTTCTGGCTCAGAGATGTCGTTTCTTCGGCTACTTTCGCTGATGTGGGCAGCGATGGCAATCCGAGCTACGACGGCGCTTCGAACTCTCTTGGGGTTCGTCCGGTCTACAAGCTATTTTATTTTTTCAATCTCTTCTCGCAACCAATCAAATTCTCTAGCCGTATAGACCTTTTCCGTAATATCCGTGATCTTATGTCCCACCATATATTTGATGGCATACTCATCCACGCCATATTTTTTTGCCATCGTGACGAAATGTTTTCTGCCATCGTGCGGACGGTGTTCAGGGTTTAGATTAAGCTCGTCACGAATGCGGCTAAATACTCTTTGATAGCGGTTATAGGTAAGCTTGATATTTTTCTGTCGGCTATCTGGATCGACATAGTTAAAAAGATATTTGCTTCCTAGCTTTTCGGCTTCTCTATATTTTCGTTCCACAAGGGATTGAATTCTGGGATGGATAGGTACGGTTCGGTCTTCGCCGGCTTCTGTTTTCATGCCACCAGTAAAGATCCATTTCGATAAATCAACATTGCTCAGTTCAATCAATCCCAATTCCTGTGGTCTCCAACCAGAATAACATTGAATCAGAAGAACATCAACACAATATTTATCATCAACATGTTCCCAAAGTAACTTCATTTCATCGTCGGAGAATGGAATGTGTTCCTTCTTGACGGTCTGAATTTCTTTGATGGTTTCATCAGTCAAGGTAAAAGTTCGAGCGTAATTCTGTTTGACAATTTCATATTCCAAAGCATAATCCAGCATCAGATTGAATAGAGACTTGATTTTGTTCTTCATGGAAGCGCTCGGTTTCTGCTCTTTTCCCTTTACGATGGCGACGCCCTCGTCCATACAGCCTTTCACATGGCGAGCTCGGATATCCATAACTCGCATATCATAGACAGACGAACAATACGCCCATGCAGAGTCTACGGCTCTTGCACTGGAATCATTCTTCAAAGTCTTGAAATATTCTTCGGTCCACTTTTCATACAGTTCTTTTGCTGTGATAGCGGGTTCCAAATCATATGGATTCTTATTGTACTCTGCCAAGGCTGCATACGCATCGTTATAGGTTGGAAAATAAGATTCCGGCTTTAGTGGCTTGCAGATCGGCTTTCCCTCTGGCGTTTTTCCAACTGTAACCATGGCCCGAAAAGGGTTTCTTAGATTCCGGTTCTTAATTTCACTGATCTGTCCAAACCCATTAGGGAGCCGTCTCCGTTTGTTATTTTTACTTCGAGGCTTCCTAGGTCTGACATCTGGCTGCATGGGATAACCACAATGGGGGCAGAATGTCGCCTTGTCGCTTACCTGCAACTCACATTCAGGGCATTTTATCAACATGCTTCATACCTCCTCAATACCTTTGTAAAACGAGATTTTCCGCGTGGCAAGGTTGATTTATCATCAGTAATCATATATGATGGTGTAGGAATTGTCAACTCCTACACTAAACTTTTTAAAAGGATGGGTATATGGTTAGTGATGAAAAATTAACCTGTCGGAACTGCGGGGCAAGGGTGAAACGGTATGATAACGTGTCGAGAATTGTGCGAACAAAAGGAAGAAAAACATCATGGGTAAAGGTGGAACGGTTTCGTTGCCCTGTTTGCGGACAGATACATAGGGAATTGCCGGATTATATTTTTCCATACAAACAGTACGAAGCCGAGGTAATTCGTGGCGTTCTGGAAGGATTTATTACTTGCGAAACATATGGATATGAGGATTACCCTTGTGAAATGACGATGATTCGATGGAGGAATTCGCAGGAATTACAACTCCTTTTGTGAAAGATAAAACGAAAGGAGATTCATAATGTCAAAAGAGGAAAAGCACTTACAGACTAAAATTCGAATATTTGAGGATATGCTTTTACGATGTAAGAATTTTGGTCAAGCAGAAGCGATTCAAATCGAATTGACAAGAATGAGAGCAAAATTACAAAAATTATATTTCAAGAGAATGGAGTCCTAACAAGGGCTCTTTCTTTTTGTCGTTTTGCCACTGAGGTTGTTTTAACAAATTGCGGTTCCTATCCTAGAATAGCCGTTGAAAGGAGGTAACAGCCAATGGAAGAAATGATATTTGCACCGGGCTCCGTTCCGGTAGCGGTCGTCGCCAGAGTATACGGGAAAGATGCTTCCTGGGTTCGAGCCGGTATTATATCCGGATGGCTTCCCATTGGAAAAGCGACTAGAAACGGAAAGTTGATTACCAATATCGAAGAGATGAATTCGAAGTACGGACGCATCAACTTTTATATTTCTCCAAAGCGGCTCTGGGAAGAAACCGGATATTTATGGAAAGGAGAGAAACGTTAATATGGCAACAACGATTCGTCCAGAATTATCCGAGAAAAACCCATATTGGATTGAGCGTCACCGGTACTATGAATTGAAGCATTTCTGCCTACAGTATCCGATATGGAAGAAAGCATATGCCGCTCTGGATGGGCTTAGCCGCCGGCCTGCTGATATGGAGATATTCTCAAGAAACAGAACGACTGGCGATCCGACAGCTCGATGTGCAGAAGCTCGATCTTACTATTTGGATCGTATGAAAACGGTCGAGCAAACGGCGATTGCAACAGATGCGGAATTATCCAATTATATTTTAAAAGGCGTAACCGAAGGATGGTCTTATGACATCTTGAAAGCTAGATTAAATATCCCATGCTGCAAGGATGTTTACTACAACTTGTACAGACGGTTCTTCTGGTTACTGAATAAAGCGAGGGATTGAAATGAAGATTGTAGACATAGCAGTCAAGAAAGTCTATCGCTTCAACTGTCCGAATTGTCAGAGCCGATTGGAGGCAGACAGCAAAGAGGTGGTGGACATCGGAGGAAAGGTATGTAAATTCCATTGTCCTGTATGTCGAAAAGAGCGGTATATTGCCTGGTCCGACGTGAGAAAGAAAATTGTGTATGAGGGCGAGGGAACGCAGAAATAACATCTTTAAAGACTGAGCCAGCAATGGCTCTTTCTTTTTTATCCTAGGATAAAACACAGTACCAAGGTATCCGAAAGACATGCTATGTTGATATGTGAAAAAATCCCGGGTAGGAAATTTGGAAAAATGTTTTGGAAAGGCAGGATTGAATATGGAGCTCATTCTTTGCATGATTATTGGTATCATTATTGGGATTGTCTTCGGACGACAGGTATTCCGAAGGGATGTCGTTGGTTCGCTGCGGGTCGATCAATCCGATCCAGACAGCGGACCTTATTTGTTTTTGGAACTGTCCCATAAGGGAGCGGATGCGATATATAAGAAAAGATATGTGGTCTTGAAAGTCAACATCAAAAATTATATTTCGCATGAATAACAAGTCCTTTTATGGAACAGTTAATGAATTCACGAAAGGAGAACTAAAATGGGTGAAAACATCAAAGAATTGCTGAACGAGGAGATAGCAGCGGAGATTCAGGCGATATCTTCTCTGGATTCGGGTAGCGAAGAGAAATCAAAGGCTATAGAGGATCTGGCAAATCTGTACCGTTTGAGAATCGAGGAAACCAAAAGTGAGCTGGACGCGGAGGATAAGCGAAGCCGGCGTACGTTGGAAAGTGAAGCGAGTGTCCGGGAAAACGAGATTAAGAAATCTCAGTTGGACGAGCAGATCAAGGCCGATGTGCAGGATGAGCAATATAAGCGCTCTCAGCTTGACGAACAGGTGAAAGATCGATATTTCAGACTGGGTATTGCAGCGGCAGAGCTTCTCATACCGTTGATGTTCTACGGTATCTGGATGCGGAAAGGATTTAAATTTGAGGAAACCGGAACTTATACCTCGACAACATTCAGAGGATTGTTCAATCGTTTTAGACCGACAAAGAAATAATTAACCGGTAAGAAATGAGGAGGGCGTGATATACACATGTCCTCTTCGTTTTTGCGTGATTTTTACAGACGCTATTATGGAAAGGAGATGCGTCAAAGAGCTCTTTGTCTCTTGACCGTACACCGGAAGAAACCGTACAATAATAGCGGTTCTTTCGAAAAACGAAAGGAGATAATATTTATGAGCCACAAAATTATCAAACCAGAAGGTATTGAATTGATTGAGTACCTGAATAACGGATATGCGATTTGCAATCGGTGTGGAGCCGTTATGAGGCAAGCAGAAGATCCGAAGACTGGATGCGGAGTTTATATCTGTCCATCGTGTGGATTAAAGGTGGACGAAGAAGATTACGAGTATGAGTCCGATGAAGAAGTAGAATGGACGGAAGAAATGCTCGATATGGAACAAGGAGATATTCCGCCAGCCGGATGCAGAGCCTGCGGAGGACCATACCCATATCGCAAAACGTCATGTAAGCTATTTGATGACTAAAAATATTATTGAGAGAAGGTCTATGCTTTGGCATAGGCTTTTTCTTTTTGGAGAATAAATGATGCGATACCATTATGAAAAACCGGACATCTATTTATCGATGTATGGAAAAGTATATTTTTGCGATCATCCAGTCTATCATTGCTGCACGCTGTTCCAAATCGGGGAAAAGGGACTGGCGGTTATCCAACAGCGGTTTGACGAGAAAACAAAGAGTACCTGGTGGGGGGAAGTAGATCCGTGGATTACGGATGATTTATATTTGCATCCACGATTTAAGGAATATTTTGACGGGCGTTCCGCGAAGGCTGTGGACGGGCTTTATCCGACCGTGACAATTCGCCAGATCATGTGGGCCTTAAAAATGAAGCCGATTAAACGTGAACGATGGGAGACAGTATTCGACAGACGAAATATTTAGTCCGCAAAAATTACATCTTCCTTTATGAAAACAAAGATTTATTTATGAAAGGAGATCACTATGGAAATCCAGAAAACGAATAACATACCTGATGAAGATATTCAGGCATTAAGTTGGTTTGCAAATACTTGCTACACCAGAGGATGTAGAGATACTTTGATTGGTGTAGGAATAGGTGCAGCACTAGCTATTGTTGGATGTATTGGAGCAGAGATGTATGACACGTGGAAGGAAAAGAAAAAATTGAAGAAATCCATAAATAATTTTTGTACGTTTGTTGAAGAGGAGTCCTAACAAGGGCTCTTTCTTTTTACGTCATTTTTACAACTCCTTTTATGGAAAACTGATTAAAAGCGAAAGGAGTTTAAGGGTGATGGACGAAATGAAAATCAGCTCAAAATTTACACGAATGTTGCTTTCGAAATTAGCAAAAGGGGTATTACATAAAAAGCTTGGATATAGCGTAGATATCCAGCTAAACGAGTTGAATGCTTCGATTTCAGATGAGAAAGCACATGTGCATGTAAGTATTGATGCGGATATGAGTAAAGAAGAACTCATGAAAATTCTGAAGAAGATCGGTTTGAATTAAAAGGATTGAGCCAGCAATGGCTCTTTCTTTTTACTTCGCAAAATTTACAATTCCTATTATGGAGAAACAGTTAGCTTATTGGTAGAGCGCCACATTTCTGTGGAGGTAATCAGTTCGAATCTGATACTGGTTCTCTTTTATTTTTATCAATCAGGAAAGGGGGATTTTAAGGAGGTGATCAGAAACTTGAGCTTGGACGAATTGGAGTTGATTCTGTGCGATATGTATGAAATGGACGAATGGTTGCCAAATCCGGTGTTTGACAAGAACGGGTTTGCAAAGACGAGCAATACCTTATGGGCGATTGGAGAATTTCGAAATTATGTAGCCAATCATATTTACCCCCAAACCAAAACGTCTATAAAAAATCTGGAAGCAATGGCACGATCGTTTACAGAGAAAATGGAAGACTTTGCTTCTATGAATCAACAGAACAGTTCTATATTTACTGCCGCTAAGATAGTCGGCGAAAACATTCAAGACCTATTATATGCCATGGAATAGAATAAAACGAAAGGAGAACGCCATGTAAAAACCTATATACGTTCATTACGGTTCTACATTTTTTGAACCGTCGAGAAACTTCCCGATAAGCAATCATAGAAATTGGAGCAAGCCTTTTGGTGGACTATGGGCGTCTCGCCAGGATGCGACTTTTGGATGGAAGGACTGGTGCGAACGGGAGGAGTTTAGAGAATGCGATGAGAATAATTCTTTTAAATTTCAGTTATGTGATAATTCAAAAGTTGCCATTATTCATTGTATGAAAGATTTAGACTGTTTACCAACCATCGGGAGTAACTGTTCTATTTTCTGGAATAAGGTAATCGACTTTGAAGAATGTGTAAGACAAGGCTATGACGCAATCGAATTATGTTGGTATGGAAGCGAATATAAAGACAAAAAGGCTGACGATATGTACTTTGGTTTATATGGTTGGGACTGTGACTCTATCGTTATCCTTAATCCATCAGTAGTACCGATTTAAAAACGAAAGGAGAACATCATGCAAAAAGTTAAAATCCCAAAAAAGAGTTGGACGCCAATTGTATCGCTCCTCTCCAGCAATTTTAACAGTAGTAGCTTCTGTTGGAGTTATCGTAACGACCATTACTGCCGTTCGAGCAACTCCCAAAGCAATAAAACTGCTGAAAGAAGCGGAGGCGGAGAAGGGTGAAAATCTAACCAAAGTGGAAATTATCCGAGTGGCTGGACCGTCTTATATTCCTTCTACGTTACTTGGAATTTCAACCATTGTCTGCATATTTGGAGCAAACGCGTTGAATCAAAAGAAACAGGCTTCCTTGATGAGTGCATACGCCATGCTTAATGAATCCTATAAGCAATATCGGAAGTCAGCCAAAATTGTTTATGGGGAAGATGCGGATGGCAAAATCCATGCGGAAATGGCGAAAGATGCAATGGTGCATACATACGATTGGGGCTATCAGGTCTATAACATGGATATGGATTCGGAAAGTGAGCGGCTACTTTTCTATGATCTTGCCTCGAAGAAGTATTTCAGAACCACAATGGCGGCGGTGCTAAATGCTCAATATCACGTAAACCGGAATCTCGCTGTCGGGGGTGACTGTTCGTTAAACGAATATCTATCATTCCTTGGAGTTGAAGGTATAGACGGAGGCGATGATCTTGGTTGGGATATTTCCTATATGGTGGAAGAAATGGATTGCTATTGGTTGGATTTTGATAATTATAAATCAACGTTAGAAGATGGACTGGAGTGCATCATTATCGACACGATGGCAGTCAACAAATTTGAATGATTCGCAAAAATTACAGGCTGTATTATGAAAAGGAGGCTAATGCTTTATGAAGAACAAAAATTTTATCAAGGCCATTGGTATTGCAGTTACGGTGATCGGATTTGGAGTAAGTATCCTTACCGATTGGGTAAACGAAAAGAAAATGGATGAAAAAATTGAGGAAAAGGTTAATGAGGCACTTGTCAAAAGAGACGATGAAAACGAAGAGGAGTCCTAACAAGGGCTCTTTCTTTTTAGTTTGGAGCAAGTGCTGATGAATGACGAGGTTATTCAAAAAATTCTAAATTATGCGAATGAGCATCTATTTGAACCCGGAGGAAATTGGCCTAAATCAGCTATCATGGAGCGTTCGTATGAAAAGTGGGCTGTTGATGAAATTCTACTGGCCATTATGGATCATCCGATGTCAGAAGCTGATTTGGTGATAGAAGGCTTCATATTGAAAATGGAGCTATTCCTTCATATATCGGATGAGCCAACAAACAACTACATATTTCAAGTAGCAGAAAATACGGCCGAGACACTTCTCGGTCTTATTTTATAACCGCAACAATTTATATTTTCGAAAGGAGAAACATCATGAAGGTATTAAGAAAGCAGGAAATCGACACAGCAAATATCCAGGTAGGAGATCAGATGGTTATTCCTCTGGCAGAGCTTGGGGAGTTTACGGCGACAGCTCACAAGGTTACGGACGAGGGTGTCATGTTTATATTTGACGATTATGTTACTCGTCGGCCTATGAACAACCGAAACACAAACAAAGGCGGCTTTGAAAAGTCCGATTTGAAAAAGTGGATGGATACGGTTTTGTATATGGCGTTCCCGGAGGAACTGCGTGACAAGATTTACGGACTTACACTACCCACTGTTGGTCAGATTGTAGGCCATGAGGACGAATGGGCCAACAAGAATCTGGAACCGGATACCAATGAGCAGCTTCCTTTGATGAAGAAATGCAAGAATCGGATTGCTTGTTTTGAGGATCAGCTTACATGGGGATGGCTGAGAAATGCAACAAAAGAGGAGTTTTCTTCGGCTCATTTCGCTATTGTGTACTACGATGGCATTACGTACTGCAACGGCGCTTCGAACTCTCGTGGGGTTCGTCCGGAATTCTGGTTGGTTAAGCAGGAATCCAGGGGCCCTGTGCCCCGTGAAAACAAAGTGTCTTATAAGACTCTTAAAGGATGGAATCCAAAGAATAAGGTAACAAAAGAGTCCTTACAGGAAGAGATTTCTGAGAAAGAAAACGAGATTAAGCTTCTCAAACAGGAGATCAAAAATCTGGAAGAGAAAGAGATGTTTGCAAAAGCTGCTTCTGGGATGAAGAACCTGAAGGATCGCTTTGTAGAAGCCGGCTTTACCGAAGATGAAGCGTTTCACATGGTTCTTGAGTTATCCAAAACAGCTTTAGGAATTGGAGGAAGGAAGTAATGAAAAAAGAAATAACCAAGAGCTTTTTGTCACTGAAAACAGCGATTAAAAAGCATAGTCCGGAGATTCTTACCGGAATTGGTATTGCAGGAATGATTACAACCACGGTTATGGCTGTACGAGCAACGCCTAAGGCGCTGATTCTCATTGAAGAGAGAAAAGAGGAAATCGGAGCCGAAAAGCTTGAAGCAATGGATATGGTGAAAACGACATGGGCGTGTTATATTCCGGCAGCGATTACCGGAACACTCTCTGTTGCCTGCCTGATCGGAGCCAGCTCAGTGAATGCTCGGAGAAATGCTGCACTTGCAACAGCATATACCTTATCCGAATCCGCACTCAAAGACTATCAGGGAAAAGTAATTGAGATGTTTGGGGAGAAGAAAAATGAGGCAGTGAAAGATGCCGTTGCTAAGGATAAGGTTGAAAAGAATCCGGTAGTAACAAGAGAGGTAATCATTACAGAAAAGGGGAATACGCTCTGCTATGATGCAATTTCCGGAAGATACTTCAAAAGCGATATTGAAAAAATAAAAAAAGCAGAGTGCGAACTGAATCGGCAAATGCTGGATGATATGTATGTATCCCTAAATGACTTCTACTACGAAATTGGTCTGGACAGTGTAAAACTCGGCGACGAACTTGGGTGGAATGTCGATAGTGGATATATCGATTTATCATTCAGCTCTCAATTAGCCAGCGATGGAACTCCCTGCCTGGTAATTGATTACAGCGTAGCTCCACGATATGATTACCGAAATTTGTTATAAACGCGCGAAAAATACAGCGGCTTTAATGAAAGAAGAATCACACATTTTCAAGAATTGAAAGGAGAATAAACATGGAAACCAATGAAATCATGAACAACGAAGAGGTTATGGAGGCAACTACTGAGGAGGTTGTTAAGGCGAGTTCTGGAAAAGGGTTTAAGGTTGCGGCTGGTATCGGTTTGGCCGTACTTGCAGGTGTTGTAATCTACAAGTATGTGGGTAAGCCGATGATTGCCAAGATCAAAGCCCAGAAAGAGCAGCAGATTATCGACACCGAGTGGGATGATTCTGAAGAGCTGATCGTGGAAAACGAGAAAGAGGATTCCGAAGAAGCTTAAAGAGAAAAATGTGTTTCAACACGAGGGAGAGTACCTGTAACAAGGTGCTTTCCCTTTTTTCTTTTATCCGGAGGTGACATTGATGAATTTATATTTGTATGACGGACCAGTGATGGAATTTAACAATTGTGTTGCGAATCGTTGGACCGCTTCTACACGGGCGGTCTCTGAAAAGAAGGCAAGGTCAAATCTTACCTATCAATTTAAAAAGAAGAATAATCGACTTCCGGGTACAAAGATTATATTGCCTGGAAAGATTAGTTTAGTGAGTGGAAAGGAGACAACTTAATGGAGGAATATAAGCCGAATTCCCACAAATCAAAGGAGGAGCAGAAAGATCTCGTTCCAGAAAAGCGTGTAGAAAAGGTGATTTCTGGAACGGTAAAGCCAAAGAAAAAATCAGAGATGCAGAAGTTTGCGGACGTATTCATTTCTGAAGATGTCAATAATGTGAAATCTTATATTGTCATGGACGTTCTCGTTCCGGCGATTAAAAAGGCAATTTCCGATATAGTAACCAATGGTATTGATATGATTCTTTATGGAGAGGCCGGAAAGTCGAAAAAGAATTCGACAGCGTCCAAGGTATCCTATCAGAAGTATTACGATAGCGGAAAGAAAGATTATACGGCACCGAAGAGCCGGACGAGCTACGAATATGATGAACTCTTATTTGAAACTCGCGGGGATGCTGAGTCGGTACTGGATGCCATGAATGAGATTATTGCACAGTATGAGGTGGTCAGTGTCGCGGATCTTTATGATTTGGCAAACGTATCCAATGACAATTATGCTGCTAATAAATATGGTTGGACCGATATCGGAGGATGCAGAGCAGTTCGGGTAAGGGATGGTTATATTTTGAAACTGCCTAAACCGATGCCATTGTAAAGGAGGAATTTGAGATGTATGAATCAGAAGACAGGATGGTATCTCATCCGGATCATTATATTTCCGAAACAGGTATGGAAGTCATTGATGTGATCGAAGCCTTTACCTTTGATTTAAAAGGAATTGAGGCTACCGATACCGCTAATATCATCAAATATGCCTGCCGTTGGAAGAAGAAAAACGGAATTCAGGATTTGGAGAAAATTCTTTGGTACACACAGCATTTGATTGACCATTTAAAGAAAACAGAAAAAGTAGAAGAGGAGAATAACTAACCATGAAAAAAGCAGAGATTGTAAAGAGCATGAATGGTTTTCTTAGCAAGACCAGTTTCCAGTTAAAGAAGCATAGTCCGGAGATTCTCGTCGTAGCCGGCGTTATTGGCGTGGTTACGAGCGCAGTAATGGCTTGTAAAGCAACGACAAAGGTTGGAGAAATTCTGGATAAGACGAAGGAAGATGTCGAAGCAATTCATAAATGCGAGGAAGACGAATCCGTGAAGGAGCAGTATTCCAGTGAGGATGCCAAAAAAGATTTGGCGATTGTTTATGTCCAGACCGGAGTAAAATTCGCCAAACTGTATGGACCTTCCGTTGTAGTCGGAGTGTTGTCAATCACCAGTATTCTGGCATCCAACAACATTCTTCGTAAGAGAAATGTGGCTCTGGGAGCAGCTTATGCGGCTATTGATAAGGGATTCAAAGAGTATCGTAGTCGTGTTATCGAACGGTTTGGCGAAGAGGTTGATCGCGAACTGAAATACAATCTCAAAGCCAAAAAGTTTGACGAAACGATGATCGACGAGGAGACCGGAAAAGAGAAGAAAATTAAGAAGAACGGCTTTGTGGTAAGTCCGGCAGATATCAGCGGTTATGCTAGATTTTTTGAAAAGTACACGCAGGATGAAGATGGGAATTCTATTCTGAATCCTCACTGGGAAAGCAATAACGAATACAATCTGATGTTCATCAAAGCTCAGGAGCGTTACGCGAATGACTTGCTGAAAGCGAAGAAGCGTGTATTTCTGAATGAAGTTTATGAAATGCTCGGACTTCCGAGAACAAAAGCCGGACAGATTGTAGGCTGGGTTTACGATCCAGAGAATCCCAAAGGTGATAATTACATTGATTTCGGACTGTATTCCGATAATCTGAGCTATTCGGATTATGTCAATGGATTTGATCAGGCAATCCTTCTGGATTTCAATGTCGATGGAAACATCTGGGATTTGATGTGAGAAAAAATTTATAACTATCCCTAGGAGTTACTGTAATTCTTAGGGATAGCTTTTTATTTGGGAGGAATTTATGCGCAGGTTAATCAAAGTAATAACGGTTCCGATATTGTGCGGTATCGTAATAGCTTCTTCCTTTTTTATATCTGAATTTCACTCAGATGGGGAAGACGTTGCTGCAATATCCAAAGCAATCGTTGTCGAAAAGACTGAGCCGGTTATTACGGTTTCGCAAGAGGGGTTTATTCCGATTGCAGCAGAGGAAACGGAGGAATCAACGACAGAAGCAATACCCGAATTGCCTAGGGAAGATGTGGAGCTGATCGCTCTTGTCACGATGGCAGAAGCCGAAGGCGAATGTGAAGAAGGAAAACGCCTAGTTATTGATACGGTACTTAACCGAGTGGATTCGGAATATTTCCCGGATACCGTATATGAGGTGATTTATCAGCCAAATCAATTTTCATCCATGTGGAACGGACGAGTGGACAGATGTGAAGTCCGAGAGGATATTTGTGAGCTCGTCTACGAGGAGCTGGAGTCGAGAACTAATTATGATGTCGTATTCTTCACAGCAGGAGAATACAGCGCATATGGCGTTCCGATGTTCCAGGTTGGGAATCATTATTTTTCAAAGTATGAATAAGGAAGGAGAATCATTATGCGTAATCTTTTAGCGTTTGTATCTTATACGTTAGCGGCAATGTCCGGTATCTGCTTTGTTGGTGGAATCGCAATTCTGTCAACAGGAAGGGAGAACTAATATGGACGGCTTGGAGAATGTAATATCGGTATTGGATTATGTTCTGAATACCAAGAGAAAAAGACATATTATGGGAGGCATTCTGTTGAGTGTCTCTTTTCTTTTTGGCGGTTTGGCAATAACCGTGATGACAATCAGAAACGAGGAGGAAGAGGATGAGCAGTAAAAGAATGGCTTTCCTTGCTTTTATTGCTGGAGCAGGGATAGGCTCTGTGTGCACATGGCAACTGCTGAAGCGGAAATATGAGTTGATTGCTCAGGAAGAAATTGATTCTGTGAAAGCGGCTTATGCCACAAGAGAAACTGGAAAGAGTTTTGTAGAAGGCTTTTGTAACGGACTTAAAGTAGCAGAAGACAGAACTCAGAAGGACGAGAGTGATGTGGACTTCAAAAAGTATGCATCTATCATCCAGAAAGAGGGATATACGGACTATTCCAGAAGTGTCGAGGAAAAGAAAGGAGAGGCGTTTGTGGAAAAGCCTTACATCATTTCGCCAGAGGAATTCGGCGAATTTGAAGAGTATGAAAAAATCAGCCTCACTTACTATGCGGATGAAGTCCTGGCTGATGAAAATGATGAAGAGGTAGACGATGTGGATGAAATTGTCGGTGAGGAATCCCTGAACCATTTTGGTGAATATGAGGATGACTCCGTATTTGTCCGAAACGACCGGTTAAAGTGCGATTATGAAATCCTGCTTGACCAGAGAAACTACTCGGATGTCGCAAAGACAAGGCCGCATCGAGTGGAGGAGTAATGACGAAGAACGAGCTTAATGATGCATATTTTAACTGGATGTATCAGCTTGTATTTGATGGAAGATATTCAAAGAAATTATCGTATCGGAAGCTTTTAAGAGAGATGCATCGAATTGAATTTACATACAGCATTCCGATGGATGGAAACCGGGCGGAGGATGGAGTGGATTTAAGGTATCGGTTTGGTTATGAAAACGGATACAGCAGCTCCATGATCTCCGCCTATTTGGATAATCGGATGTGCAGTGTGCTGGAGATGATGATCGCACTTGCGATTCGATGTGAGGAACATATTATGGACGATCCGGACGTTGGGAACCGAACTGGACAGTGGTTCTGGAACATGATTGTCAATCTTGGCCTTGGCTCTATGAATGATTCCAAGTTTGACCGGGATTATGTCGAGGACATTGTCCAGCGGTTTCTGGATCGGAAGTATAGCCGCAATGGTGACGGTGGGCTGTTTACCGTAAATCACAGCCGATACGATTTAAGGTCTGTTGAAATCTGGTATCAGATGTGCTGGTACTTGGACGAAAATACTTAGAAGGAGAGATTGCTATGGGTCACAGCGAAGTAATGAAGTGGTTTGAAAACTATTTTCCTGATTATTCAGGGGATCGGATCGATGTATGGTTTCCAAATGGAAGAAACAGCATTCGTATCCGCCAGAAAAATGGTCAGGAATTTATATTCACTTATCATAATCAGAAAGATTGGAGATTTGAGACGATTACCAGTTTTCTGAATGGAATGAAGGGAGGAAAAAAGTAAGATGTGCGAGGTTATGAATTATATTTTCGGAAGTCTCAGCAATTCGGAGACGGCAATCCGGTCCATTCGGAAATCCCTGAATAAACAGGCCCGCTATAACCGGAATTTAAGCACGTTGGCTCTTATCATGACAGTTAATCTGGTTCTCCTGGAGCTGGACCGTGTGGAGCAGAAAAAGAGGATTGAGAAACTGGAATCGACAATAGAGGAATTGAAGCGCGATAAAGGAGAGTAAAAAATGAGATGATCGACTTTTTGATGATTTCCACACGTAGTACAAAGCGTGGTGTAATTGAAATCTATCCGAAGTTCATTATTAAGAAAAGCTCCGATCTGATGATTCGAGGTGGTGACTTCTACGCTATCTGGATTGAGGAACGAGGTTTATGGTCTACGGACGAACAAGATGCTTTGCAACTCATTGACCGTGAACTGGATAGATACGCAGAAGAAAGCCGCCAGCGCTTTGACTCTGAAATTAAAGTTCTTCACATGTGGGATGCGGAATCCGGGATGATTGATTCCTGGCATAAATATTGTCAGAAACAAATGCGGGATTCTTTCCACATGCTGGATGACAAACTGATATTCTCCAACACGAAGACCGATAAAAAAGATTACGCCAGTAAAAAGCTAAAATATCCGCTTGAGGCTGGTGATTTGTCTGCTTACGACAAATTGATGTCTACTCTGTACTCGGAAACAGAAAGACAAAAGATAGAATGGGCGATTGGCTCCATTGTGTGCGGAGAATCGAAAAAACTGCAAAAATTTATGGTTCTTTATGGAGCTGCCGGAACGGGTAAATCCACAGTCCTCAATATCATTCAGCAGCTCTTTGAAGGATATTATTCGGTCTTTGATGCAAAAGCTCTTGGCTCATCCAGCAATTCATTTGCATTGGAGGCGTTCAAGAGCAATCCTCTTGTGGCGATTCAGCATGATGGAGATCTGTCGAGAATTGAAGACAATACCAGATTAAACAGTTTGGTATCCCATGAGTTGATGACCGTGAATGAGAAGTTTAAATCAACCTATTCCAATCGGTTCAAATGCTTTCTGTTCATGGGTACCAACAAGCCAGTGAAAATTACTGATGCAAAGTCTGGTTTAATTCGACGACTGATTGATGTGTCTCCTTCAGGGAACAAGCTGAGTCCGAAAGAATACAAAGCAACCATGAAACAGATTGAATTCGAATTGGGGGCGATTGCATGTCATTGTCAGGAAGTCTATTTGAACAATCCTGGTTTATATGACGATTATATTCCCATTGCAATGCTGGGGGCTTCCAACGATTTCTATAACTTCATCATTGATTCCTACCATGTGTTCAAACGGGAAAATGGTACAACCTTGAAGGCTGCCTGGGAGATGTATAAGACCTACTGTGACGAGGCAAAAGTAGGCTATCCATTTTCTCAGAGAGTTTTTAAGGAAGAGCTGAAGAACTATTTCCACGATTATAAAGAGAGATTTAACATGGAGGACGGTTCGAGAGTGAGAAGCTATTATATTGGATTCCGGACTGAAAAATTTGAAGAGGAAACCATTGTGGAAAAGCCGGAAGAGAAACCGTCATTATTGCAGTTTAACGCAACCAAATCCATTTTCGATCAGGTGTGCTCCGATTGTCCGGCGCAGTATGCGACCGATAAGGAGACGCCTTCTATGAAATGGGACAAGGTAAAAACGAAGCTGTCCGATTTGGACACTTCTAAAATTCATTATGTTAAAGTCCCGGAAAACCACATAGTAATCGACTTTGATATTCCGGATAAGGATGGGAACAAATCCTTCGAACGGAATGTAGAAGAAGCGAGCAAATGGCCGGCGACTTATGCAGAGCTAAGTAAAAGCGGAAAGGGGGTTCATCTTCATTATATTTACACAGGAGATGTAAAAAAACTGAGTCGTATTTATGACGACCACATTGAAGTGAAAGTGTTCACGGGTAAAAGTTCATTACGAAGAAAACTTACGAAGTGTAATGATTTGCCTATCGCAACGATTAGCTCTGGTTTACCGACGAAAGGAGAAGACAAAATGGTAAATTTTGAGGCAATTAAAAGCGAGAAAGGGCTTAGAACACTGATTAAACGAAATCTGAATAAAGAAATTCATCCGGGTACTAAGCCTAGTATCGATTTTATCTACAAAATACTGGAGGATGCATACGCCAGTGATTTAAGCTACGATGTGACAGATATGCGAAATGCGGTTTTGGCATTTGCTGCAAATAGTACGCATCAGGCTGAATATTGTATCAAGCTGGTTAATAAAATGCAGTTTAAATCGGCAGACCCTTCCACAGCGGGGAGAAACGAAGAAGCAAAGCTGGTATTTTACGACATCGAAGTATTTCCGAACCTGTTCCTTGTAAACTGGAAAATCGAGGGTGAGGGAAAACCGGTTGTCCGTATGATTAACCCGACACCGACCGAGATTGAGGAATTGATGCGATTCCGTCTGGTTGGATTCAACTGTCGGCGATACGATAACCACATTCTGTATGCGAGACTTATGGGTTATACGAATGAGCAGCTTTATAATCTCTCGCAAAAGATAATCAGTGGAAGTCCAAATTGTTTCTTTGGAGAAGCTTACAATGTTTCCTATACAGATGTGTATGACTTTGCATCTGCCGGAAATAAAAAGAGCTTGAAAAAGCTAGAGATTGAGATGGGAATCCATCATCAGGAGCTTGGTCTTCCGTGGGATCAACCGGTTCCAGAGGAAATGTGGACTAAGGTTGCCGAATATTGTGATAACGATGTAATTGCAACCGAAGCAGCATTCCACTACCTAAAGGCTGATTGGACGGCTCGACAGATTCTGGCAGATTTGGCCGGTATGACAGTGAACGATACAACCAATACACTTACCCAGAAGATCATATTTGGAAATGAACGGAAACCACAGGATCAGTTCAATTACCGAAATCTGGCGGAGCCGGTACATTACCTTGATGAAGAAACCGAATCTTTCTTGGCTGAAGCGTGTCCTGAAATGATGGCGCAAACGCATGGCGACGAAGGAAGCCTTCTTCCATATTTTCCTGGATACAAGTATGAAAATGGAAAATCGACATATCGAGGAGAAGAGGTTGGAGAAGGCGGCTATGTTTACGCGGAACCTGGTATGTATGGAAATGTGGCATTGCTGGATATTTCCTCTATGCATCCTCACAGTGCAATCGCAGAAGTTCTGTTTGGTGTGAAATTTACAATGGCCTTTCGGGATATTGTGGAAGGACGAGTCAGCATCAAACACGAAGCCTGGGATGAAGTCAATCATATGCTGGATGGAAAGCTGACTCCGTATATCCAGAAGGTTATTGACGGAGAGATGACGGCAAAAGATTTGGCAAATGCTTTGAAGACGGCAATCAATTCGGTATATGGCCTGACTTCTGCCAACTTCGAGAATCCGTTCCGTGATCCGAGAAATAAAGATAATATTGTGGCCAAACGAGGAGCTCTGTTCATGATCAACCTCAAGCACGAGGTGCAGGAACGGGGCTTTACTGTTGCCCACATTAAGACGGATTCCATCAAGATTCCAGATGCAACACCGGAAATTATCCAGTTTGTTATGGATTATGGGAAACGGTATGGATACACCTTTGAGCACGAGGCTACATACGACCGGATGTGCCTGGTAAATGACGCTGTCTATATCGCCAAGTATAAAGACGGAAAGTGGACGGCCACAGGAACTCAGTTCCAGATTCCTTATGTCTTCAAGAAGCTTTTCAGCGGAGAAGAGATTGTCTTTGAAGATATGTGCGAAACCAAGTCGGTAAGCAGCGCTTTATATTTGGACATGAACGAAGGACTTCCCGATGTGTCTGAATACGAAAAAGAATTTTCAAAAGCAGAGAGTGATTATCGTAAGGGATTGCTTTCCGACACGACGTTTGAAAAGACTTGCCAGTCGCTGAATCCAAAGATTGCAGAAGGCCACAATTATATTTTCATTGGACGAGTTGGACAGTTCTGTCCGATCAAATCTGGGGCTGGCGGCGGTCTGCTTATGCGTGAAAAAGACGGACGATATTATGCCGCTACTGGCTCAAAGGGGTATCGGTGGCTGGAATCTGAGATGGTGAAAGAACTCTCCAAAGAAGATTCTATTGACCGTTCTTATTATGACAAGCTTGTAGATAATGCAGTTGAAACCATATCCAAATACGGTGACTTCGAATGGTTTGTATCGGATGATCCTTATATTCCAAAGCCGAGGATGGAGGATTTTATGAACATCCCAGAAGACGCTGACGAAGAATTACCATTTAATTAAAGAAAAGGAGAAGTATCATGGCTTATAAAAATGTACCTAATATTGTTATTGAAAACGCTCGCATTATTTTTCGGAATTTCAGAGGAGAAGAATCTAAGTATAATCGGGCTGGTAATCGAAATTTTTGTGTTGTTATTGACGATCCAGAACAGGCTGAAAAGCTCTTAAATGATGGTTGGAACGTAAGAGTTTTACCACCGAGAGAGAAGGACGAAGAGCCAACCCATTATATCCAGGTGGCGGTCAGCTTTGAGAACATTCCGCCAAAGGTGGTTATGATTACAAGACGGAACAAGACACCTCTTGATGATGAGTCCATTTCTACTCTGGATTATGCGGAGATTCGCAATGTTGATTTGACGATTCGACCGTATTCTTGGGAAGTGAACGGTAAAACCGGCATCAAGGCTTATCTGAAAACGATGTATGTCACCATCGAAGAGGATGAATTTGCCGAGAAGTATGCAGAGGAAGAAGGTCCGGAAGAAATTCCATTCCACTAATGAGCGACGGATAGGGTGCCCGATATTGCCAGCAAGGTAAATGTCCTAAGGCTAGAGGAAACAGCCCTATATTTCTGCGAAAGGAGAAATGTTATGGCATTTTGGAACTGGAAAAAGAAGCGAACCACAGCGAAACCGAAAATCAATGCTTCTGTTCCTAAACCCAAAATAAACATCGAAAAGCAAGAATCAAATGTTCCGCCACAACCTAAGAAAACTGACATATCAAAGCCAGATAAAGTACCGAAAAACGAGGATGTTAGAAAAGAATTCCTGAAGACTTTTCATCAGTTGACTTATCGGTATAGATCATGGGATGTATGGCGGGATTTCATCATAATGTTTGCCTGTTCTTTGTCGAATCCGGTGGACAAATCTCACTACGAAGAACGGGAAAAACGATATTTGAAGATTATCAAAAAATACAATAAGCAGGAGCAAAAATTGTTTCCGGAATTAGCTGCCTATGTAGTTATGGCTTTGGAAGATAATCCAGAGCAGGACTTCTTAGGCAGCGTTTTTATGGAATTGAATCTCGGTAACAAATCGACCAGCCAATTCTTTACTCCCTATCATATCTGTGAGCTGATGGCAAAAGTAACGGAAGAAGATGTGATAGCCATTGTGAAGGAAAAAGGCTATATCACGATCAGCGATCCTTGCTGTGGTGCTGGAGCCACTCTGATCGCAGCAGTTAATGAAGCCAAAAAGCAATTGGAAAAGGTGAATCTAAACTTCCAGAATCACGTTCTGGTGGCTGCTCAGGATATTGACGAAACCGTTGCTTTGATGTGTTACATTCAGCTTTCTCTTCTTGGAGTAGCTGCATACATCAAAGTTGGTAACTCCTTAACAGAACCAATGTCTACGGACGATAACGGAGAGAACTATTGGTTTACCGTAATGTATTTTTCGGATGTGTGGGCTATGAGAAGATTGTTTCACAAGATATGAAAGGATGGGTAGTATGGTAAAGTCTGTACAATTAAGGAAAGAAGACTGTTATTGTGATTTGACCAAATTCTATGAAAATGTGGCTCGAAAAATACCGGCGGAGATAACGGATAAAACTTGTTTCGACTGTCGGAAAATTTGCGTCACAAAATCAGTCCAAGAAGCTCTATGGTCGTATTATCGTGACGAAAAAGAAAAGACCGACGAGCAGATTGCTACGATGTTGTTGGGATACGGGCCGAAGGCAAACTTGGAAGAGCATGGTATTCTGGAATATCGGGCTGAGGTTGAAGATGGATTCATAGTATGTGAGGAGGGATCGACGTGAATGGCCGTTAAACTATATGACTACCAGATAGCAGCCGTTGAAAAAATGAGAAATGGCTGTATTCTGTGCGGCGGCGTTGGAAGCGGAAAGTCCAGAACAGCGTTGGCTTATTACTATCTTCAGAATGGAGGAAATCCAGATTGTTTGATGGGACTTGAGGATTATGTTGCGATGGACGATCCCCCAAAGGACTTATACATCATCACAACAGCCAGAAAGCGAGACACGATGGAATGGGAGGGTGATCTTTCGCCTTTCCTTCTTTCGGTTCACGAGGATGTTAATTTATATTCAAATCAGGTTATCGTGGATTCCTGGAATAATATCAAGAAGTATGCCGATGTGAAGGATGCTTTCTTTATATTTGACGAGCAGAGAGTAATCGGTTCCGGGGCTTGGGTGAAGGCATTCCTGAAAATCACCAAATCAAACCAATGGATTCTATTATCTGCAACTCCGGGAGATACCTGGCAGGATTATATTCCGGTATTCATTGCAAATGGGTTTTACAAAAATCGGACAGAATTCATCCAAGAACATGTGGTTTATAGTCGATTCAGTAAATACCCAAAGATTGACCGATATTTGAATACAGGAAGACTGATTCGACTCAGGAATCGAATCCTGGTAAACATGGATTTCAAGCGCCAGACGGTTTCTCATCACGAAGATGTGTTTGTCAAATATGATGTGGAAAAATACAGAGACGCTGGACGAACCAGATGGGACCCATTTAAAAACGAGCCGATTACAAATGCTGCTGGTCTTTGCTATATATGGCGAAAAATTGTAAATACGGATGAGTCTCGGCAGATCGCCTTGATGGAGATCGTAGAGAAACATCCAAGAGCCATTATATTTTACAACTTCGATTATGAATTGGAGCTTTTAAAAGGATTGTTTCAAATTTATGAGGACGATGGAGTTTTTGAAATTGCAGAGTGGAATGGTCACAAACACCAGCCGATTCCAGAGTCAAAAAGCTGGGTATATCTTGTTCAATACAATGCTGGAGCTGAAGGCTGGAACTGCATCAAGACAGACACCATTATATTTTACTCTCAGAACTATTCCTATAAGATTATGAAACAATCTGCGGGCCGAATAGACAGGCTAAATACGCCTTTCAAGGATCTGTATTACTATCATTTGAAATCTCGGAGCGGGATTGATTTGGGGATCGGCAGGTCTTTGAAGGATAAAAAGGATTTCAACGAGACAAAGTTTGTAAAATGGTCTGGGAATACTCCATCGAAAACGGCAGCTTAGGTAGGTGAAAAGATCATGAATGAAGAATATTTGGAAGTAGATTTTAAAAAGTATTGCAAAACTTGTAAACATAAAGCATTGGGAGAGAAAATCGATCCATGTAATGAATGTCTGGATTATGGGTATAATCTCAATTCTCACAAACCTGTAATGTGGGAGGAAAAGAAAAAATGAGCTACGAATATGATCGATATTTGGCACAGCATAAATCTAACGTTGAAGCGGGATTTCGATGGTTACAGAAAAATCTTCCTGAGATCACGGAGGGCAGTGGCGCAGAGCATAATATCGTATTTGCACATGACCAATCCAAAACTGAGCCTGATGAATATGGCCCCTATGATATTTACTTTTATGGAGGAAATCGCTCTTATGCAGTAGTGGAGGATTTTCGAAAAGCCTGGTTGTTACATATTCATCGAAATCCTCATCATTGGCAGCATTGGGTATTGATCAATGATGATCCGGAAGAAGGGGAAATCGTTTTGGAGATGCCCTACTGTTATATTCTGGAGATGATTTGCGATTGGTGGTCCTTTAGTTGGTTTAAAGGAAATTTGCTGGAAATTTTCTCCTGGTACGAAGAGCATAAAAATTATATAAAACTGCATCCCAATACGAGAAAATTGGTGGAGGATATTTTAAGCCGCATCCAAAATAAGCTTGGGGAGGTAATGGCGAATGAAATCAACAGATAGCGTAATTGTGAGTTGGGATTTTTCCCATGGAAAAGACGTTGGTGTTCTGATTGTCGGAAAGCAGAAGAAAGGAAAAGTCGAAATTATCAACGCCTATCAGGGAGAAGAGGCCAAAGCGCTTTATCAAAAGTTAGTATTTCCCAAATCAAAGAAGACCAGCTTTAGCAAGGAGAAAACCACATGAAGCAACCGAAAAAATTAACCAGAGAGCAAAAAGAATGTTTATCTGCTCATTATCTGAATTGTAAAGACTGGATGCTGGTTGAAGAGACCGAATTCTATTACCGCATCATTAACAAGAATACCGGGGTGATAAAAAGCGTGGACAAGTTCAGAAGGATAAGAAGGAGGAAATCATGAAAATTCCACAAAATCCATTTAACGATGCTCTACAGACCTGTTTAAACAATATTGAAGAATTCAAAAAACGTGTGGAAAAAGAAAGTGAATTAAAAAATTCGTTACTTTCTCAAATGGCAAACTTTTATACCGATAATTTTCAGAACACTTATTTTAAAGAAGAGAAGACCAAAAGGATTGGACAAATTGAATACATCTTCTGTAAAAACGGAGTGTTTTTCGCTCACGTATATTTTCTCGATATTACAACAAATTCAAAGATCAGGAAAGTTTATTCTAATATCGAATTGTTTAGCTCTGAAATGGAAGAAATGACAGCAATATCCGAAGACGAGTACAAATTTGGGTTTTTCGATTATATTAACAAAAATATAAAAATAGTTGAGAATGAATAAAGGAGAAAAAAGAGTATGAAAACAATTAGAAACAACTGGAAAGTAGCCTTGATCGTAGCCGCTGGTATAGTGGCTGTTATTTTATTATGTGTGTTTGGTGTGCAGAGTTCTCAGAATAGAGCGTTTGCCTTGGAAGAGCAAGTCTATACCGCTGATTCAGATATTAAGGTTCAGGAAAAGCGGCGTGTAGATTTGGTTTATAATCTTGCCGATTGTGTTAAGCAGTACGATAATATAGATCGGAAGAGCGGTTCAG